AACTGTCGATGATATGGTTGAAGTGCGGTTGAAAAGTCCAGAAGACTTTCTCAAGGTCCGCGAAACTTTAACACGCATCGGCGTTTCCAGTAAGAAGGATAAGATTCTCTATCAGTCTTGTCATATTCTGCATAAACAGCGTAGATATTTCATCGTGCATTTCAAAGAATTGTTTGCACTAGATGGCAAGCCAACCAACTTTTCTGACGAAGACAAACAACGGCGCAATACAATTTCCAATCTTCTCTCTGAATGGGGTCTTGTGGAATTGATTGACGCTTCTAAGACTGAGGACGCTGCCCCGCTGGCTGTAATGAAAATCATTTCTCATAAAGAAAAAGCGGAATGGCGTCTAGAGACAAAATACAATATCGGGAAACCGAGAACAACTTCGACAACATCTCAGGGAATCGAGTGATATGGAAGAGCTGATTGAAAGCACGAAGCGGACTTTAGCAGACACCTTTGCCTTCTATCTCAAGGCGCATTACTTTCATTGGAATATTGAAGGTCCGGATTTCTTTCAATATCATAAGATGCTCGAGGGAATTTATGAGGACGTGTATGGTGCAGTAGATCCATTGGCAGAGTTCATTCGCACTCTTAGTGGTTATGCTCCCGGATCATTTGCTCGATATATGGAGCTATCCACAATTCCTCAGGGCGACGAAGAGGATACAGTTCCCAGCCCTATGACCATGATCGCTCGCCTTGAATTGGAAAATCAGTTTGTGATTGCATCCATCGAGCGTTGCTACATGCTCGCCGAAGAGAATCGCGAACATGGCTTATCAAATTTCTTGGCTGAACGCGAAGGTCAGCACAAGAAGCATCGTTGGTTCCTTCGCGCTACACTGAATAAGATGAACTAACACGGAGATCTTTATTATGTACGGCGAAGAAAATATGGCAGATAGTAATTTCGAATTAGTTAAGAAGTTTATGGAGGTTTATGGACAAGAAGTTAAATCTGTGCCAGCTTGGCCAGAATCTAAAATTGTTAAGCTGCGGTATGATCTCATTGAAGAAGAGCTTCTCGAACTTCAAGATGCAACTCGTGATCACGACATCATTGCTGTGGCTGACGCGCTTACTGATCTGCTTTATGTCGTATATGGCGCTGGTCACTCATATGGCATTGATCTGGACCGTTGCTTTCGCGAGGTTCACCGATCGAACATGTCAAAGCTTGGAAAAGACGGCAAACCAATTCGCAATGAAGCTGGAAAGGTTATGAAGGGTCCGGGCTATTCGGACCCTGATCTGTCCTTTGTCGAAGAGCCTCCATTCATGTTCATGATTGAAGATAATATCTAAAATTAATGCTTTACTTTTCAGATTGAATACTATATAATGACTGTGAGATGCCTTAATGGATCTCATTGTTAATAACCTTGCTTTTTAGAAGGAACTACAAAAATGGTGTTTACATTTCCACAACTAGATCAACGTCTGCTTCTCAATACGACGATTGGATTCGACCGGCTATTCTCTATCTTAGAGCATTCGGCAGCTTCAAAGCCGCCGTCGTATCCGCCATACAATATCGTTAAGGGTGAAACAGAGAATTCGTATAAGATTGAATTGGCTGTTGCTGGATTCAATCGCGACGAGCTGGAAATCTTCAAAGAAGAATCTGATCTAGTTGTCTCTGGTAAGAAGGACTCGCTTCCTTCTGGCGAATTTGTATATCGCGGAATCGCCGCACGAAACTTCAAGTCCAAGTTTACCTTGGCTGATTATGTCGAGGTTGTCGACGCTCGTCTTGATAGTGGCATTCTTACTGTCATGCTCGAACTTCGAGTCCCAGAAGAGAAGAAACCAAAGAAGATTAATATCTCTACGGGATCTGAGGAGAATAAACCTAGTTCAAAGAAGGAATTCCTTAGCGAATAGGGTTTGTGTGGGAGGGGTCATTCCCTCCCACATCCTTATAAATAGCCTGTAACAACAAATAGGGCTATAAAATGTTCCTCACATTCGAAATCCTTAGCACATGTATTCCAGAAGCATCACCAGATAATGTATCTAATTTTGTCGACCCGCTGAACCATGCATGCAGCGAGTTTGATATCTCAACTGCACAGCGTATTGCTGCCTTTGTTGCACAGTGCGCGCATGAATCTGGTAATCTTAAGTTCGTCAAAGAGAATCTGAACTATAGCGCACAGGGTCTGTGCAAAACATTTGGTAAGTATTTCACACCAGATACAGCGCAAAAATATAATAGAAACCCAGAAGCCATTGCCAATCGCGTATATGCGAATCGTATGGGCAATGGACCAGAAGAATCTGGTGATGGTTGGCGCTTTCGTGGTCGTGGACTAATTCAATTGACTGGTCATGATAATTATGTGAAGTGTGGGCAAGGTCTCGACGTTGATCTTATGAACACGCCAGATTATCTTGAGACACCTGAAGGTGCAGCTCGGTCCGCTGGTTGGTTTTGGGACTCTCGCGATCTAAATAAACTCGCTGATATTGGCGACCTGAAAACAATGACGAAGAAAATTAATGGCGGATTTATAGGGCTTGAAGATAGAATTAAGCATTATGATCACGCTCTCCATATTCTAGGTGGGTGATCTCGTGTCACCAGAGAACAAGAATAACGAGGAGTCTTGGATTAATTCGAAATGGCGACCATGCATGGGTTGGTTATATATGGCGACATGTGCTTTCGATTTTATTCTCGGTCCAATATTTTGGGCTATTCTTCAAGCTTCAGCAAAACAGGGAGTCACTCAATGGATACCACTAACACTACAGGGAGCAGGGCTGTACCATGTTGCCATGGGAGCGGTGTTGGGTGTCGCTGCGTGGAGTCGAGGTCAAGAAAAAATGAATCTAGCTCCCCAAACAACGACACAGAAACGCACTATGACCTCAACAATGACAAGTCGGAATTCGTCTCCTGAAGAAGACGAAGATGCTGATAATATGAAACGAAACTATGATCCAGAGTCTCGAAATATTAGGTGAAGTCGGTGATGTTTTTTTCTAAGCCATCTATGGTAAATATCGATTGTTTCACATACAACCCTTCTGTCTATGAGTTATATCCCATAGACTATGCACACAAGTTCTTTCCTAATTGGTGGAAAGCGTTGCCGAAGTTTCGCACCAACGGTTCTGCGGGATCCCCACATGCAACTATGAAGACTTGTGCGGGATTTAATGCATTCTATGATCGCGGGTTCATGATTCCGCTATGGTGCGATTTGGCGGTGGCTTCAGATTCGGCTAATAGATCCGGATTCCAATGGCAGTATTCTGACCGCAAATCTGACGCCGAAATTCATCCTCATGAACAAATGGATGGATATCTAGATCCAAATAGGTATTTTCATCTGAAATTGGCAACACCTTGGCTAATCTGTTGTAAGGAAAATATCGAATGGTCTTGGGTTCCCAATACATGGGCATTTCGAAACCCATCACAAGTTATAATTCCTCCCGCTGTTATAAATTACAAATACAATTACACTTCCTCAATCAATATATTTTTCAATTTTGACGGTACTGATGGTAAAATTCTAATCGAAAACGGAACCCCAATGGTTAATGTTATACCATTGACCGAAAGAAAGATAAAGATACACACACATCAAGTGAGCGTACAAGAATATGAAAGAATTAAAGAACTTGGAACACCGGTTTCATTCATAAACAAATATCTCACACGGAAGAGAATTTTAGAAAAGAAAGCAACAGAGAGAAAGTGTCCAGCTGGAGGTAGATGACGATGAACATTAGAGCCATACGCATTGTGACTGGTGAAGATATTATTGGAGATTGTAACGTCGATGCAGCGAGGAGAACCATCAACATTATTATTAAACCTGCAATCATTGGAATTCAACAAGGTCCAAATGGCAAACAACAGCTGGGTCTCGCAGACTATTTGCCATTTGCCAAAACAAAAACTATTGAGATCAATTCCGAAATGATTGTGTATTTCTACGAGCCGACGCCAGAACTGATCAATGCATACAATATGAATTTTGGAAATGGGTTGTTTCTATTAAATAAGGGCTTGACAATCTAGATGAAATAGGCTATAATTACATTATGAATATGAATATGAACTTCTATACGAGTGTTATTCCCGTTGGCGACAATCTCCTAGTTCGTGGATATAGAAACGGAAAGCGTTTCTCTGACCGCGTCCACTATCGTCCAAAGTTGTTCGTTCCTTCAAAGAAGTCTTCCAAGAAGGAAACGATCTGGCATAGTATCGAAGGTGCCTCTATCGAGGTTATGGAATTCCCTGGTATGCGAGATGCCAGAGACTTTCTGAAAACATATCAAGACGTTTCCGGATTTGCAATCTATGGGTTGCCGAAGTTCGAATATGTTTATATCAACGAGACATATCCCGGGGAGCTGGTTTTCGACCGCGATTTGATTCGTATCGTGAATATCGATATCGAGGTTGCTTCCGCTAACGGATTCCCAAATCCGGATCAAGCCATTCAGGAAATCATTGCCATAACAATGAAGAAAGGCAACGAGTTTGTTGTCATTGGATGTAATGAATATGCACCAAAGCGAGAAGATGTTCGATACATTCGTTGTAAGGATGAAACAGAATTGCTTCGCGTATTCCTGGATGAATGGGAGCGCGGGTCGCAGCCAGATATTGTGACCGGTTGGAACGTCACCTTCTTTGATATTCCATATCTAGTGCGTCGAATCGCACATGTTCTCGGAGAACAATCACCCAAGAGACTTTCCCCATGGGGCAGACTGCGCGAGCGGGAAACCACAATCAAAGGAAAACTGCAGAAGTTCTTCAACATAGATGGTGTTGCTGTTCTCGACTATCTAGAAATGTATAAGAAGTTTACTTATTCGCAGCAAGAGTCGTATCGCCTTGATCATATCTGCCATGTTGAACTGGGTGAACGTAAAATCGACTATTCAGAATACGAAACTCTGCATACATTATATCTAGAAGACTTCACAAAGTTTATCGATTATAACATCCGAGATGTCGAGTTGGTAGAGAAGCTTGATGATAAGATGAAGCTGATTGATTTGGCGTTGACGATTGCGTATGATGCTAAGGTGAATCTCACGGATGTGTTTACGCAGGTTCGTATGTGGGATGTTATCATTCACAATCATCTGTGGAATCGTAATATCTCTGTTCCTGCATCTGGTGGCGGCAAGAAATATGGAGCCTTCGAAGGTGCGTATGTCAAGACACCTCAAGTCGGCGCACACGAATGGGTGGTGTCCTTCGATCTTAACAGTCTATATCCACATCTGATCATGCAATATAATGTTTCACCGGAAACGCTTGACAGAACACGAAAGGCTTCTGTGACTGTCGATCAGATGCTTTCGAACGAACCACTTCCTCTTAGAGAGGGATATGCACTTGCGCCAAATGGTTGTTACTTTCGCACTGACAAGCAGGGATTTCTTCCTGAGATCATGGAGCGCATGTATAACGATCGCGTCGTCTATAAAGACAAGATGATCGTTGCGCAAAAGAGTTATGAGAAAGCTGACGGTTCTGATCAGAAGAGACAATATCAGAAAGACATCTCGCGTTATAAAAATCTACAGCTGGCAAAAAAGGTGCAGCTCAATAGCGCATATGGCGCACTAGGAAACGAATTCTTCCGCTTCTTCGATTTGGATCAAGCGACTGCGATTACATATGGCGGTCAGTTATCGATTCGTTGGGCTGAAAATAAACTGAATACATATATGAACGAAACTCTTAAGACGGATGGAATAGACTATGTCATTGCTGCAGATACAGATTCGCTTTACATTTCTTTTAGCGCATTGGTTGAAAGGGTGTATGGTAAGGCACATAGTGTATCGCGGGAGAAAATCGTCGCTTTCATCGATAAATCGTGTCGTGAAATATTTGAACCTGTTATTGATAATCTTTATTCGAATCTTGCTAAAAGGGTTGGCGCGTTTCGACAAAAGATGATCATGAAACGAGAGGTTATTGCGGATCGTGGTATCTGGACTGCGAAGAAGAGATATATCCTGAACGTGCATGATTCTGAGGGTGTGCGATATGCCGACCCTAAATTGAAGATGATGGGCATCGAAACTGTAAAGTCTTCCACCCCAGCAAGTTGTCGCAAGGCGCTTTCTGAGGCTATGAAAATTATCATGAATGGCAGCGAGGAAGAACTTCAGGAGTTTATTCGGAAATTCTCAATAGATTTCAAGAAACTACCTTTAGAAGATATCGCATTCCCGCGTGGTGTGCAGGGTGTAGATAAATACTCGAAGGCTGGGGCTTCTTCAATTCCAATTCATGTGCGTGGTGCTATTGCATTCAATCTTAAGCTGGAAGGAATGAAGCTCACCAAGAAATATCAGAAGATCAAAGAGGGCGAGAAGATCAAGTATTGCTATCTTAAAATGCCAAATCCCCTGCACGAGAACGTGATATCTGTTCTGCATAATCTTCCAAGAGAGTTTAATTTGGGATTATACATAGATTATGATCTTCAGTTTCAAAAGGCATTCCTAGATCCAATGAGATCAATTCTGAATGTGATTAGATGGAAAGAAGAGCCTAGAAATTCTATTGAAGATTTCTTTACATGAAAAAGAAGAAAAATAAGAAAAACAAATGGCAAGATCTCGACAAGATGTCATTTGAAAAAAGAGAACGATATAGAGACAAGATGCGTAAGGAAGCAGCTTATACTAAGGCATTCCGATCGATACAATCGTTTGGAGCTGCAAGTCCAGTTCGAATTATTTCTACTGAAGACTACCTAAAGGAAACATCAGATGACAATAAAGATTCCGACAGAGTATAGTTCGTTCGACTTCGGTTTCACCGGCGTCGACGATCCTGCCGAAAAGCCTGCGACACCGCAGGCGACTTCACCAGAGATTCATGAAAGATTCGATTTTCTCGAGCAGAAGCTTCATGAAATGATGAGTCAGGTGGCGAGCAGCAATATTGCATCTGGCACAGAGTCTGAGATGAAAGATAAGATTCGCCAGCTAGAAGCGATCATTGTTCCTCTGCTGAACAATCTACTTAAGACTGCAGATAAGGATTATATCTATTGGCCAAAGCGTAGGGACGCGGTCGAGAAACAGCTTCAGCATGTTCTCGAGATTACTCGTGGCTAGACGTAAACTCGATGCAATCTCTATTAATGTTTCCGATAGAATATTTGCTATGGTTATCGGATTATCATTATCTCTTGTGGCAGCATTCTATGCAGTAACAGGTCTTGCTGCAATATTTGCTGGTGCGTTCATTCCTGTCATCATTATGGGAAGTGCCCTTGAACTAGGTAAGATCATAACAGCATCTTATCTTTATCGTAATTGGAATATAATGCCACGTCCGATGCGCGTGTATTTCACGGGAGCAGTATCGGTTCTGATGATGATTACATCGATTGGCGTGTTTGGTTATCTGTCAAAAGCACACATAGATCAGAGTGCGCCTTCTGGTGATATTTCTGCTGCGATAGAAAGATTAGACCAGCGCGTCGCGCGCGAGAGGTCAAGAATTTCTAATGCCGAGAAAATAACTGCACAGCTTGATGCAGCCATTGATAAGTATATTCTAGTAGAACAGGTGACTCGTGGGCTTGATGCTAGAAAGGCACAGACTAAGGAACGTGAGGCTATTAGATTAGAAATACGAGACGCACAAGCAAATGTTGATTCTCTTCTAGATGAAAGGTCTCCCCTCACACAGAAGATTCGCGATACTCAGATAGAAGTTGGACCGATTCGATATGTTGCAGAATTGATTTATGGCGAGAATACTCCAGAGGTTCTCGACAAAGCTGTTCGAGCGATTATCATTGCCCTGGTTCTGGTTCTCGATCCTTTGGCAATCCTTCTCATAATCTCAGCAAACTCAA